AGCGAAGAGCCGAAACCAATTTCATTTAACCCTGAAAACGAAACTAAAGTAGAAATAATGAGACTTGCTAAAAACCGCACTCGTTCTACTATGGATTCAATCTTAGAAAAATTCAATAACATTTAATAACTAAAATTTAAAAAGAAATGCCAACAACAACTTCAATCACTACTACTTACGCTGGCGAGTTCGCAGGTAAGTACATTGCAGCAGCTTTATTGTCTGCTCCAACCCTTGACAAAGGCGGTATCACTATTATGCCTAACGTCAAATTTAAGCAGGTAATTAAGCGTGTGGCTACGGATGATATCATCAAGAACGCCACCTGTGATTTTGACCCTACATCTACAGTTACATTGACTGAGCGTATTTTGCAACCTGAGTACTTCCAAGTAAACTTACAATTGTGTAAAACTGACTTCCGTTCGGATTGGGATGCTATCCAAATGGGTTACTCTGCATTTGATACTCTTCCTAAATCTTTCGCTGATTTCTTAATTGCACACGCTGCTGAGAAAGTTGCTGCAGGTATGGAGACTTCAATTTGGCAAGGTGTTAACGCAACTGCAGGTCAGTTCGCAGGTATCATGACACAATTGTTAACTGATGCTGCTTTACCATCTGCACAAGAAGTTGCAGGTACTACAGTTACTGCTGCTAACGTTGTTGCTGAGTTAGGTAAAATCATTGATGCTTGTCCTGCTGCTCTTTACGGTAAAGAAGACCTTACTTTGTATGTATCTTCTAACGTATATCGTGCTTATGTTCGTGCATTAGGTGGCTTTGCTGCTGCAGGTGTAGGTGCTAATGGTTACGATAACAAAGGTACAAACCAACAACTTGGTGATTTGTTCTTTGATGGTGTTCGTGTATTCATGGCTAACGGTCTTGCTAACAACACTGCACTTCTTGCTCAAAAATCAAACTTGTTCTTTGCAACTGGTCTTTTGAATGACCAAAACGAAGTGCGTGTAATTGACATGGCTGAGAACGATGGTTCACAAAATGTCCGAGTAGTAATGCGCTTTACTGCTGATGCTAAATACGGTTTTGCTCAAGACTTGGTTACTTACGGTATCACGAACTCTGCTAACTAATCTTAATTGATTTAACTATTCAAGGAGGGGTTCACGCTCCTCCTTTTTTTTTAACATTTAAAATCTAAAAAATATGTGCGAAATAACAACAGGCAGATTAGAAGTATGTAAAGACGTAGTAGGCGGTATTGATGCTATCTACTTCATTAACTACGGAGACTACAACTCTGCAACTGATGTAGTGTATACTGCTTCAACCGATACAATTGATACAATTGCTAACGTAACATCACTTTACAAATACCAACTTAAAGGTACAAATACATTTGACCAAGTAATCACAACTTCTCGTGAGAACGGAACTTCATTTGTTGAGCAAACTTTATCAGTTGTATTAAAGAAGCAAGATGCTGCTACTCACAAGACAGTTAAGTTATTGTCTTACGGGCGCCCTAACGTAATCATCAAAACACGCAACAATCAGTTCTTCCTTGCAGGTTTAGAACACGGAATGGAATTGACTACTGCTAACGTATCAAATGGAACTGCAATGGGTGACTTAGTTGGTTACACTTTGACGTTTGTAGGCACTGAGAAAATCCTTGCCAATCTATTGGATGCAAATACTGAAACAGGTGCAACAGGACTTGTAGGAAATGCAACAGCCGTATTCGGTGCAACAACTACTATCGTAGCTTCTTAATCGTTTTTTTCATAGCGTTAAAGGGCAGGCTTCGGTCTGCCTTTTTTATTTGGAAACAAATCGTAGAATTTGGCTTATAGTTATATGATAGTTTTAACTCCATCTACATCAGCACAAACCTTTTCGTTTATTCCGAGAAACGCATTTGATGCTATGATAATTACCGATGACCAAACTAACACACCAGTTACCGTAACCATCACCAGCTCCGTGCAAGGGGACTACGTTAACACGATTACTGCAATTTTTGCTTTAAAGGAAGGTCACTTTTATGATTTGGTTTTAAAGTTAGGAGCAAACATTGTCTACAAGGATAGAATCTTTTGTACTGCTCAAAACATCGTAAACTTCTCGGTTAACAATGGTCAGTACACTTCAAATACAACCGCAAATACATACATCGTATATGAGTAACATTCACGTCTTAAATCTATCCTCTTACACTACTCCAACTATTCAGGAGAGTAAGCGTGAGGCTTGGGTAGAATACGGAGAAGACAACAACGCCTATCAATTTTTGATAGATAGATACACAAACTCCACAACCAACAACGCAATTATCAATAACATTTCTCGTTTGATTTACGGCAAAGGGATATCCGCTACGGATGCTAACCGCAAACCTAACGAGTATGCGCAGTTAATGACCTTAATTTCCAAGGAATGTTTGCGTAAGATTGTGTTTGACCGCAAGTTATTTGGTCAGTTTGCTTTGCAGGTACACTACAACGACAAGCACGATAAGATTCTCAAGGCTTACCACATTCCTGTTAACTTACTTCGTGCTGAGAAGTGCAATAAAGACGGAGAGATAGAAGGTTACTACTACTCGGATGATTGGACTGACGTAAAGAAATATGTGCCTAAGAGATTCCCTGCGTTCGGATTTACAAACGAGAAGGTAGAAATACTATTCTCTAAGCCTTATGCCGTAGGAATGAAGTATTACGCTTACCCTGACTATCAGGGAGCAGTACCTTACACACTTTTAGAAGAAGAAGTATCCGACTACCTAATCAACGAGGTTCAAAACGGATTCTCAGGCACAAAGGTGGTCAACTTTAACAACGGAGTGCCTACATTAGAGCAGCAAGAAATCATCTCTGCAAAGGTTTTAAACAAGTTAACTGGTTCTAAAGGTCAAAAGGTAATCATTGCCTTTAACGACAATATGGATACTCGCACAACTGTCGAGGACATTCCGTTGAACGATGCACCTGAACACTATACCTATTTAAGTGAGGAGTGTTTGCGTAAAATAATGCTAGGACATAACGTAACATCACCGCTATTATTTGGTGTTGCTTCTACAAACGGATTCTCTTCAAATGCTGATGAGCTTGAGAACTCGTTTATTCTCTTTAACAACATGGTCATTAAGCCATTCCAAGAGGAGATAATCGATGCCATTGACAAGATTCTCTCGTTTAATAACATCTCGCTTAACCTATTCTTTAAGACTCTTAAACCGCTTGAATTTGTAGACCTAGAAAATGCTATGACTACTGAGCAAGTTGCAGAGGAGACAGGTACGGAGCTATCAAAACACGATGCCTTAGATAACGAGATTGCAGATGCCCTTATTAATCTAGGAGAATCACCTGACGCAAGTTGGATTCTAATAGACGATGCAGCAGTTGACTATGACTTGGATGCCCAAGAGAACGAAATGCTCTCTAACGAGCTTAAACCATCACTATTGAGCAAGGTTTGGAACTTTGTCAGCACAGGTGATGACCGACCTAACATTACATCTAAGCAAGATAAGGTCATTGACGGAATTAAGTTTATCACTCGCTATGTTTACGCAGGTAAAACGACTGCTAAATCACGTTTGTTTTGCAGCAAGATGATTCAAGCTGGCAAGATATATCGCAAAGAAGATATTGATAAGATGGCGAACCAATCAGTTAATGCAGGATGGGGTCCTAAAGGAACTAATACCTACGACATTTGGTTGTACAAAGGTGGAGGCAACTGCAACCATAGATGGAATAAACAAGTCTATGCGACATTCTCAGGTAAAGCATTAAACGTAGGCAGCAAAGAATTAAAGCAAGTAGCAGTCCGCAAAGCAGAGAAACTCGGATACGTTGTTAAGAACAATGCTTTGGTATCTACCTTACCTACTGAGATGCCATACAACGGCTTTTTACCTACTAACCCTACATACGGCAAGAAATAATGGCAACGGCACTACTAATCACACGAGACGATATAGTTCGTTTTACGGCAGTTAACGGCAACGTAGATACTGACAAGTTCATTCAGTTCGTTAAGATTGCTCAGGACATTCATATACAAACCTACTTGGGTACAAAGTTACTTGAGAAGATTCAGACTTTGATTATCGCAGGAACGCTTACAGGTAACTACGAGCTACTGACTGAGACGTATGTAAAGCCTATGTTGATACATTGGTCAATGGTTGAATACTTACCGTTTGCAGCTTACACAATTGCAAACAAAGGGGTGTATAAGCACTCTTCGGAGAACGCTGAAAACGTAGATAAAAACGAAGTAGATTTCTTGTTAGAGAAAGAGAGACAAATTGCTCAGCACTACACCGAGCGTTTCATCAGTTACATGAGTTTCAACCAAGACTTATTCCCTGAGTACAATCAAAACGTGAATCAAGATATGTACCCTGACACAACGAACAATTACACTTCTTGGTTTATATGAAAAAGAATCGTCCAAAGGGGTTGAAGTACACTCCTAAAAACACGAATGTAGAAAAATTAAGAATCTATTTAAGCAAGCAAAAGAATGAAAACTAAACTACTTCTATTTGCCTTTTCGCTATTCACTCTACTAGCACCTGTTAAGCCGATGGTGCTGATGGCAATTTTCACAATCATTCTAGATATGGCTTTTGGCATTTGGAGAACCGTAAAGAAAAACGGATGGGCATCGATACGCTCACGCAGGCTATCTAACACGATTTCTAAGAGCCTTTTGTATAGTGGTGCGATAGTATTTATCTTTATGCTTGAAAAGTTTATCCTAGCTGATTTATTAGCCTACTTTATTTCAGTTGATTTGTTGATGACTAAAGCCTTTACTGCCTTCTGCGTATTTACGGAACTTAAAAGCATCAACGAAAACTATCACTCGGTAACTGGTGTTAATGTTTGGGAAAAATTTATGCAGTTTGTTAAGCGTGGAAAAGAACAAGTAGACCAATTAAAATAATGGTAAGACCATACACCGATAAGCAATTAATTGAGAGAGTTAAATCTCTTTCGTCTTTTACTAAGATTCCTGCAGGATATTGGTTGCTTGGAGTAAGGTCAAACGAGGACATACCTAACACATTCGATGATAAAATATATTTATTTAAAGGTGAGGAATTTGTATTGGTTACTTCAGCTACAACTAATTGTGGCACTCCAACGCTTTACCAGTTCGAGAAAGTAAACAAAGACGGAGCAGCTATCCTTAAAGCAGACGAGTGGTATCACAACGTTTGGAAGTACGGCAAACATCAAGGAAAAGTTGAGGCTCTATTGCAGCTCGGAAACAAAGTAAAAGTCTACCGAGACACGGACAAAGATTCTAAAAGCGAAGAGCAAGGAGTATTGCAAGAGGGTTACTTTGGTATTAACTTCCATCCTAACACATATGACTTGACTAAGCCATCAGGAACAAATGTTGGTTGGTGGTCAGCAGGATGTCAGGTTGTCAATAACGTGACCAAATACAAAAACATTATTTCATTAATAAAAAGCCAAAAAAATGTTACGTACTGTCTTATTAACGAGTTTTAGCCTATTTATTCTTAGTGCCTGTTCGGTAAATTACCACGTCCGTAAAGCGATTGACAAGGGTTATCGTTGCGACACCGTAGCTGATACAATTACAATAACTTCTATTGACTCAATTCCGTACGTTTTAAGGGACTCAATAATGTGGGAAAGGGTATTAGTCCAAAAAGATACAATAGTGCGTTACAAGCGTTCTTTCGTGCCTAAAACGAGACTACAAACACGAATTGAGTATAGACTTAAACGAGATACCTTACGAATGATTGAAAAAGTTGAGGTAGTCAAGTACAAAACCGAAAAACGTAAAAATGTAAAACCTAACATATTATTGTTAGTTTTGGGTTTCGCAGTAGGTATGTTAACGAACTGGCTACTGAAAAACTTTAAATATCCTTTATGACACAATTTAGATTCCGCTTGAAAGCTGACGAAGCAGAGATTTTAAATCAGTACCGAGCCATAAAAAAAGAAGCTAACTCCTTAGGGTTAGACGAAAAGGATGTAAAACACGGATGGATAAAAAATAAAGAGGCATCACTATTCTTTAAGAATCCAAACTTTAACGGACAGGTCGATAAGTTCAACGAGTTTAAAGACCAGTTAATTGCAGATTTGGCTGAGTATAGCCCTTCTTATCCTACGATTACACGAAATCCATCAACTGACGGACACTTATTAGTTATAGACCCTGCTGACATTCATATAGGTAAGCTCTGCGATGCTTTTGAAGTAGGAGAGGTATATAATAACCAAATTGCCGTACAAAGAGTCTTAGAAGGAGTGCAGGGCATTTTAGATAAGTCTGCAGGCTTTCAAATAGACAAGATTTTGTTTATAGGCGGAAACGATATTCTGCACATAGATACTCCAAAACGAACTACAACCGCAGGAACTCCACAAGACACGGATGGGATGTGGTACTCTAATTTCTTAATAGCAAAAAAACTTTATGTTGAGATTCTTGAACTTCTTATCGGGGTTGCTGACGTACATTTTACTTTCAATCCCTCTAATCACGATTATACACACGGTTTCTTTCTTGCTGACGTTATTCAAACTTGGTTTAAAGATTGCAAGAACATTACTTTTGATTGTTCTATTGCACATCGAAAAGGCTTCCAATACGGAAAGAACCTTATCGGCACGACTCACGGAGATGGAGCGAAACACCAAGACTTACCTATATTAATGGCTACTGAGTTTCCTGTTGAATGGTCTCAAACTAAACACCGTTACGTTTACACGCATCACGTTCACCACAAAACCTCCAAAGATTACATTGGAGTAACAGTAGAATCACTCAGGTCACCATCAGGAACGGATAGTTGGCATCACCGCAACGGATACGCTCACGTTCCCAAAGCAGTTGAAGGCTTTGTCCATCACAAAGAGTTCGGACAGGTGGCTAGATTAACTCACAATTTTTAGTATATTTGTTATTCATAGCGTAAGAGCCTCCTTAATCGGGGGCTTTTTTCGTACTATAATAGGATATTTGCAACTATTTGCGTACCTAATCGGTTATATTCCAATTAAACTCACACTATATTACATTTTTTCGGGTACGTTTTGTCACAAAACTTGACCGAAAACCTTACGAAAATTGCATAAATCCAAACCGATAATAAATTATTTGTAAAAAAGTTTGCGCCTGAAACCCTTGTAGAATAAAGGAATCTAAAAAAATGTTAAAAAAATATGTTAAAAAGTTTGCTACGTTGAGAATAGTGTATATATTTGCATATAATCTTTTAACAAAAACGCTATGAAAACAATTAATTACAAAGGTTTCGAAGTAACTGAAACAACTCAAGACGGTGGCGCTACTACGGCAGTAGCTTATTTAAATGGTTCTATGATGTTTGGAACATTTAGTCACTTAGATTCATTAACTGCAATTGACAAGATGATTGTAAAAATTGATAACTACTTAAATAAATAACGCTATGACAAAAGACGAAATTTTAGAACTAATCTTCAACGAAGAGAAAGAGCTTTATGAAGACTACCTGTATGCTCAAGAGGC